AATATCGACATGATTCCAATGCAAAGAAAAATCAAACCACCAATACAAATCAAATATTGTCTCAATGTGATCAGCAACTTGCTCAAATAAAAACTCAGCAAGTTCAAGTTTTTTATATTTATATTTATCCAACCCTAGTATGTTTTCCCAAGGTTGTTTTAATAGATATTCATCACAGTGATACTTTGCTCGTGGGTGTCCTGCACCCGCAGTACCACTGTAATCTCCTGCAAGAAAGATTTGATCACCACACATTCCTGTGACTTTTAATATATCATGATTCTCGAATAGTGTTGCAGACCCATTAATAAATTGATCAGACGATAGAGGTGAGTCTTTTATTGTTTTTTCGTGAAGCTCAGGAAATTCTTCTATTGAATGATATGAGTAGTGAGCAGTTAAATCTAGGTGATTTGGTTTCGTTTCTAATAGAGCTATCCACACAACTGATGAATCTACCCCACCAGAATATAGTACAGTAATTGGCTTACCCAAATTCCATAAATACTCAGCACGCTCTATAGTACATTGTTCAAAGGATTTGTTCCATCCATTTGGAACTATGGCAATTTCATCGTATTGCATATCAAGCAAATTTCCAACACCTGTTCTATCAATAAGAACCTTGGCAGCGATGAAATCTCGCATACAATTAAGCTTTGGTGGTTTAAATACGTCTTGATGATAATGAATAACTTTATACATTTGGTATTAATTATTAACTATTATTTAAGAAATTCTCTATTTTGTAAATGCTCTTCTGCGATGTCATCTTTAGACTGCCCAAAATAACGAACCGCATTGTGCGTTTTAATAAGTTCTTCGTTGACTGTTGATTTAATTTGAACACCATCATATTCATATTCATAAAGAAACTCACCAAGAATACGCCCATATTTACCCACACCGTCTTTCTTGGTGCGTAGAGTCTGTGTGGAACCTAATGGAAGGTGATTCTGCACAAACTCTTTTGCCATAAGACCATAGACCTTCTCTTCTTTGTCGCTTGTCCTAGACTCAGGTGTGTCCACGCCATAGAAACGAACTCTTTGTTTTTTCATCCAAACACCAAATCCCAAATCAATATCTACATCAGCTGTGTCACCATCGATAACTTTAATAATTTTGCATTTATATTCGTACATTATTTTTCCTTTAGCATTTTTTGCAGTTCAGCAGTACTACCAACGAACAATGCGTTAGTAACACTCTTTGGTGCATTATTGGGAACCTCTTTTAGTTTTCTCATTTTTTCTTGCAGATCGCCTAGTTTTTCGGTAACTTCTGAGACTTGTTTGATAAGATTTCCAGCAACCTCATATGCTCTTGGATGCTCTCCTTCTCTCGCAAGCTCAAGTATTCCCTCAATCGCAGTAGAACCTTGTTCCACCAACCGATAAAAGTTTTCTCTTTGGTATTTGTAGTCAGCATCTACTTCATCCCCAACCAATTCATCTGGAACCTTGTTTACAATTTCTTGTGGAGGAATTTTCAATGGTAAAGATTCAACCACACCCAAGGCCTTATCTATAGAATTACTCATCGGTGCCTGTTACGGGATTAAAGTTCTTCGCATCCTCAAAAAATGATGTCACTTCATTGAAACCAAAATCATCATCAGCATCAGCACTGGTTGGATTTGGTGTAACAGTAAGCCTCTGCTGACGTGTAGGTGATTGATCAGGCATATCAGTATATGCATCAACCTGTACCGTCTTGATAACCTTACTAGATGTAACGGGCCCATATAGATAGAACTTACAAGTGAAATCCAGAGTATAAATGATTGCTCGTCTTGTGGTGAAATCACCTTGATAATCATCTTCGTAATTAATACTGTTTAGAATAACAGGTATATCTTTTTTAACACCCATATCAGCATTATCATTCATCGTGATTGTATAATCTGGTTGAAAGTATGGTAGAATCTGTTCAACAATTTGTAGAGCATCATCTGACTGTTTTGCAAGAATGTAAAGTTGAAAATTAACATTGTAGGGAACAGGCATATATTGCGTGTCCAATTTTTGTGTATCATCAACATCAACTTTCTTGAACTTCTGCACACGATTTAACTTTCGTGCGGGATCATAGGAAAGTCCTGTAATCTCAAAACCGATACGAGGTAATGTAACAGCAACTGCTTTACTGAGGTCTGGATCATCATTCAAGCGAACAAGAAACTTCTGCCTTGGACCATATGCCAAGGGAACCTTCATAGTCTGTTGAATTGTTCCAGCATTATCCTTACGAACTAACTGAATATTATTAAAAATTGTTCCGAAACCCACAACTATGTTGCGTACTGTTTCGTGATAGAACTGCTGTCCTAGCATTATATATTCTCCTCATTCACTATATTTAGTCAATCCCATTTTGATGGATTATTCCGTAATTCTTGCTTTAATTTCAGCCTGCCAATCCACCCAAGTCGTGGTCCCATTCTTGGCGTCATCATACTGCATCCCAAACTGCTCTCCCATTGACTTGAGATTGTACTCAGCAGATCGTAGTTCTTTGTATGTTGGCGATGCATAAACCGAAGGTTTCTTTGAATCGAGATAGCATTGCACAAGCTCTTCTATCTCGCTCTCATCAACTGCCACAACACAGTTAAATTTTTCTCCTGTCTCTAGAGTTACAGCATAGTTTTTATCTTCTGTTTTTTTGTAAGTATGTTTCATAACTTTTCCTTATCTCGTGTTTCGCCCGCGAACAGAATAGAACCCAAGTGTTTGAGGTGCTCCATAGGTATTTGTGTATGTATATCCGCCTATAGTAGCATTACCTGCGAACGATCCATTTATGCCACCTCCGCCGATGGTTCCAACCTCTGACGTGCTGCCTCCTCCCGCTATGTAGATGCCTGTATGACCTGTAGTGTGTGAGCATATTAGAAGATACCCGGAAAAGCTTGGAAAATTAACCGTCCCATTATTAGCTACGGTTATCGCGCCTGGGACCACATCTGCGGTGTAATTTGCGCCCGGCGAGACACCATAAGACACGGTGCCGCTTTCTTGTATTTGAACCAAATCTGTTCCATCAAACGCTTCAAAAAGATGTGCGCTACTACCACCAGCCTGAGGCGGTCTATAAAGAAATCCGTGGTTAGCGTCTGTATATCCTAATGCACCAGCAGCATAAGTGCCGTCGGTGTCTGTAATGTTGATAGTACCATCCACGACTAACTTAGATGCAGGAGCCACCGTGCCGATACCGACTTTGCCGCTCTCGTCAATAATCACTTTGTCGTAGCCGTTGATCATAAAACGCAAACCTTCATAACCACTTGACCCCGAAGCGATAATACCTGCGCTACCGCCACTTCCCGCTGCAACACTATTGCGAAACTCAATACGGGCATCATTGCCTGTTGACTGAACAGTTAATTGACCTTGCGTGTTATTATCAACTCCAACGATGTGCAGATTTGTCGCCGGAGCCGCCGTTCCAATACCGAGCCTGCCTGCGCTGGTCAAAGTCATCTTGGTCGCAGCAGCTTCTGATGCACCCGTCATAAAGTCTATAGAAGTTGCATTAGAACTAGAACTAAAGTCACCTTCTGCACGAGCTTGAATTGCAGCTGCTACCAGAACTGCATCTGTACCAGTGCCTTCATCTGGTGCTTGGAAAGCAATCTTACCCATGACATCATTGGCAGCCATGTCTGTTTCGCCAGTTTGCAGCGTAAGGATAATGGGCTTATCATCAGCAGTAGCGGTATGTTTTAGGTTCAAACCAACATTATGAACGTGGGTTGCTGTAATTTCAGAGTTAGTACCAAAAGCAATTTGGGCACCGTCACTTAACATTATAATGTCATCACCAATAACGGCATCCAAGACTACTGATAGACCGCCATCAGTCTGCAACGAACCATCTGTTGTAGAAGTGGCGGCGGTAGTGTCATCTGTTTTTATAATACCACTAGCAGTTAGGGCAGCAGTCGTAACAGCACCAGCAATAACACCTGTACCACTTACATCTAGATTACCATTGATGTCAATCAGAGTTGAGTTAAGCTCTATTTCGTCATCAGCATTAATGTCTAGATCACCATCAGCTGGCGACCCGATATTGATTGCTGAGTCACGGAACTGAACCACCATTGCAGCATTAAGCAACAACCCTGTATCAGCAACGTGAGTTAAGGTTACATCTTTATCTGCACCAAAAGTTACTACAGCAGCATCACTGAGCATAAACAGATCATCACCTATAACTGCATCCAAGACTACTGACAAACCACCATCTGTCTGTAATGAACCATCAGTTGTACTTGTTGCCGCCGTACTGTCATCAGTTTTGATAATGCCACTAGCGGTTATAGCAGCAGTTGTTGTCGCTCCAGCAATATCCACAACACCAGAGAAGTCACCTGTTGCTGCGTCGATCTCACCTGATATGGTAAGGTTTCTTTGTCCTGTTGTATCTTTGCTGCCATCCGTTGTAACTACTTTAGTAGCGATTGCTGTACCAGCAGTTAGACCATCAAGTAATTCTAATTCTGCTTCAGCAAGAACAGCGTTGCCAG